ATTACCCACTTTTTTTTTCATTCTAAGATAATCTCTTTTATCAAGTCTATCCAATCTTTCCATAAACAATTGGTCTTTTGCTCTTTTACGTTCAAATGCTGCATTTACAGCATCTTTTGCTCTTTTATATTTTTGTTCTAGTTGTTTAATTTCAAAAACACCTTTTTTGCTATCTAATACTTTACCCGGTGGTTTATTTGCAAGTTTTCTACCTGTTGGATCTTTTTTAGCTTGCTCATAATTTTGTTTAAATTTTCTATCCTTAAACTCTCTGTAAGGAACAAGTTCACCATTTGATGCCATAATTAAAGAACCCATTTTGATACCCATGGCTTCTTCAACAGCCATACCTCTTTTTTTCTCATAGCCAGATAATTGACCGTCTTTATCTAAATCAGCTTTTTTAGGATTTTTTAATTCTTTTTTCATAACTAAAGTATACCCTCATAGTAAGTTTCTATCAACATCCCCTTGCTTGCAAAGGTTTTAACATTTGTAGGTTTACCACCCACGCCTTGAGCTTTTGCTCTTTTTCGTTTTACCGCACTTCGTCTTTGCGATTCTGTCATCTTAGCTGCTTTTGAAGCGGGTACACATTTTGGATATTTTCGTTTAGATCCACTTGCTTTTTTTCGTCCACACTTTTGGAACTTACCACCTTTTTTGGGTGCACCAATGTCAACCCAATTTTCTGAAAACCACTTCTTTAAACCCATTATTTTAATAAATCTTTGTAATAAGCAGACGCAGAAGGATTACTTAATGTATCACCATCAACATCAACAGATACTGGTGAACCCATGACACTGTGACCTCCAACATTATATTTTGGCATAGCATCCATAAGTTTTTCTACATCACTAACTGATAATCTACCACCTGTTTCTCTACCAGATTTACGTAACTTCTTAGCTTGTTTAGTAGCAATATCTATATCTGATCTAGAAGTACGTCCACCTTCTTCTCTTGCTTTCATAAGCATATCTCTTGTTGTTTTAATATCTTTTCTTTTTTGTGCTTCTTTTTCTATTTCAGTCATCATACCCTTGTTTGCAGATGCAGGCTTTGGTCCTTTAAAATCTTTTCGTTTTACACCACTTGGGTCTTTGATTTTACCCGCACAGATTTTTGATGCATATGCATTTGCATAGGCGGAAGGATAAACCTTAAATTTTCTTTTAGCTGCTGCTTTTCCTCTAGGACATAATTTGGTCATTTGAAACTCCTTATAATATCTATCTTTTGTTCATTAGCAGATACAATATCAACTTGCTTATCTATTTCATCTATAATGTTAGGATGTTCTCCTATACCCACACAATTTTCTAAATAAATTTTGATAGTTGCATTTGCTTTTTCTATATTTGCCTCATACACTTTTATTAAAGCATTAATAATATCATCTTTCATTATCTTAACACCTTTCTTTTCTTCTTTCTAGTCTTTGCATACTTACGTTTTTGTGGGCCTTTGGTGATTTGCTGCCGCATCTGACTTCTGCCTATTGCCATGGTATGTACCTCGTTTTGCCTTTAGCATCTTTATAAGCTTTTAAAAACTGTTTACGACAATTGTCAGTGTATGAAACATGAACCCATCCGCTATTTGAACCTTCAGATTCTTTGTAAAATTCTAATATTAGCTGATCATATTTAATATTGTTATGAATCCAACGAGCCAGTATTTTGTTATCTAGACCAAATATTTCAATGTCTGCTGCTTCTCCTTTGCAATGTTGAGATTTACTTGAAGAACCTATAGCCTCACTTAAACGAGCTGACCTAAATCCTGATGATATAAACACAGGCATTTCAAATTTATTGCGTATAGGTTGAAGAACATTTTCACAAAGTTTAGTCAAGGCTAAAACTTGCATCTGATTAGGTTTGTTTTCAAAGCCTAGTCGCGTTGCTGTTTGTGACTTTGTTAGCTCTGCCAGAGAAAAGTTTTCTGTTAATTTCATATAATTTATTGATTGGATAAGAGATTGTTGCCCAAACACCCCATATTGAAAAGAAAAATAAAAAACCTATAAATAAAATTAAGGTTACTAAAGCATCCAAGATATCACTAATAAACCACATAATACAACTACTATAAGGTCTTTATTGGTGACATACAAGTCTTTTATCATATCTTTGTAAAATTTAATTTTTTCTAACATTTCCATCTCCTCCTCGCCTGACAAATTCTTTTGTTTGGCGTTTTTTTACAATTAATATTATGCATTCTAGCCTGTCCTGCACTACGCGCACAAAAAGACTTTCTGCGTTTGGCTGCCTTACTACCTTTTTTGACCTTACCAGTTACTGCTGTTTTTAACTTTGAGCCAGGGTTTTTGCGTCTGTACGCTTTCACCCCAGCTTCAGTCATTCCAGCTCCTGACTTTGTGGGTCGGTAATACTTTTTATTACGAGGAGGCATACCCCCCTCTTTGTAACCAAACAAGTCAAGATCGTCATAATAACTATCCATTGTCAGTATCAGCAGTTACTGGTGTAACAAAAACAGTCACAGATGTAACATTTGATATCGTTAAATGCATGTCTGTTTTAAATACAATACCATCTAGTGGTATGTCAACCTGATATTGATCAGCAGCACTACTAGCAGGTGTTGTGATAACTAATTTTTGTGTACCACTAGCACCACCATCTTTAAAAGTTAAAGTTCCTGCACTCGCATGACCAACGTAATAGATAGATAATAACCTAGTTCTACCAGATTGAATCGTACCTGTTGATGTTAACGTTTTTGCACCTACATCAGAGTTCATGATTTACTCCTATCTATCAGATGCAGCAAACATATAATCAATTGACGTAACTTTAGTGCCAGTAGCATTACCTGATAGAGACATTGCCGCTATTGTTAAAATTTCGTCACTTGGAATATTATCTGTGTGTGTTGCAACCAATTTTCTGTTTACAAAAAAATCAACTTTACCTGTGCTTTGACAACGAATACTTAGTGTGACATCAGTATCGTTTTCCATGTCAATGCCAGAATCTGTTGAGGTTTCTGTGCCATCTTTTTCTGTTTTACAAAGAATAGATGCATCACCATCGTCTTTTTGAAACACAATTCTGTCTGTTGCTGTAAGCATAGCTTCAGGGTTAGTTGCAAAATTAATAGTAAAACCAAAACATAGATCAGTGTCAGTTACATCAGATGTTCTAACTTTTGTTTCAAACCAAAGATCTTTGTTTGATTGCACTTGAAAGATTTCATTTTTTTGAATTGAAGCACCATCATTATCTGTTGTTGCTGTTGAGTTTAAGTTTACTAAACCATTCAGTTGATCTGCTGCAATTGCTACAGATGCACCTGAATCTTTTACGACAGTCCATCTGTGACCTGTGTTGGAATCAAATCCAATTCTATCAAAGTCATCAAAATAAACTACATAATCTGGGTTTTTATCAATTGGTAAATTTTCAAACCATTTCTTTTCGTTGTTCTTACCTGCGAAAAGAATTGGTCCTGTAAAATGTACTCCTGCCATTTTTTCTCCTAGTTTAAAAGATATAGTCCTCTAGGGTGTCTGCCAAGTCAGTCTATATCCAGTTTATATTGTCTTGGAGTTTATATTATACAAAAAAAAAGGGGACTCGTAAGTCCCCTCCTTTACTTTTATGTTAAAAGATTTAAGCGGCTCCTGGTGAACCAAAAATACCTCTTGGATCAGAGAATCCAAAAGAATATCTTTCTCTTGCTTTAAATCTTACGTTACCTGTATCAAAGTCACCTTCAATAGCAGTTTTAACAGGACTTCTTACGAATTGTTTCAATCCGTTAGGCGCATCTGTCATAATGAAAAAAGCATCAGTATCTGTTAGATAGTGATTAACTCTATAACCTTGAGGGATCATACCCATAGAAGCCATAGCATTAATATCATTATCAGCAGTACCTACTCTTTGTGGAGATCTTAAAATTCTTTCAGCAGTAAACTGTAGTTCTTTTGGAATAATCAGTTTAACACCTTGCATTGCAATTTTAAGTCCTCTTTCATCAACAAATGCAGCAATGTCAATTAAAGACTGCTCAAGTGATGTTTCTGAAAGGTCAGCCGCAGTAGACAATTCGTTTCTGAATGTCCCACCAGTAGCAATTGGGTGGTCAGTAGCACAAAGCTCTTTACCATCGCCACCTGCAAAACTAGAGTTGAATGCATTGTTTAATACATTTGCAGCTTTTACTTGTTTAGTGTTAGCCATAGAACGAGCTAAGGCTCTTGTATAACGAGCAGCTAATCTGTCATACAGATTATCTTCAATCGCTTCTTCAGTGATAGCGAATGCCATTGCAATAGTTTCGTGAGTGTACCTTGCAGTAAACGATTCAGTTGCTTGGTCAAAAGTAACCGCGCTACCTTCAGTTTTTACCGGTGCACTACCAAAACCTGTTAGCATCACTTCTTCTTCGAAAGCTCTATCAGATGCTTCTGATGCAAAGATTTCAGCATGTTCGTTTTCGTATCTATTATATTCTAAGCCAAAGAGAGCATTTAAACCAGGCTCTAGCTCTTTGACCAGTTGTGATCTTGAAATAGCCATATTTTATCTCCCTTATACCCCTGTATCCGCAGCCGAAGCTGGTGGATTCAGAAAATGGTTTTGGATTCTAACCACAACATTTGTATTTGCTGTAGTAGTATCCTCATTGTTAACATCTTGGCTTATATCTACTGCCTGCAATGGAATTGCATTTGTAGAGTCCGCAGTGCTGGTATCTAGTTGCACTTTGGATATGCCGGTTGCTGTGTTCCCAGTTACGTTTGTAGTTTTGTAGCCAATAAACAGACCTGCTCTTGTCATAGCTTCGTCTGAATCAACTAAAAATAACGTGTTAGGATCATCAATCACATTAGCAACAATATCACTAGCATTAATACTGCCAGGATAGTAATTACTAAATGTTGGTTTACTCGTAGTTGGATCAGTATAAAATACACCATTGAAAACACCAATTGGTTTCACAGCACCTGAACTTGCAGTAACATCATAACGTTCAATGTTTCCTGCTGCTACTGGAACTACCAAGTCACCTTGGAAAATAGCTGTTCCATAATTGGCTGCAATAGTATACCTATTCTGAGCATTATTCCACGGAGCACCATTGAGCGATTTATAAGGTCTTAGACCAAACTTTTCACTTTGATTTGCCATAAAATATCTCCTTTATAAGGCATTAATATTACAGCGATGGCTTTTATCAAAAAATTATTCTGACTTACGACCACCACCAAAAGTTACACGAGATTGTCTATTAACATTAATAGGCATCTCTGGTCGTTGCTCCCTTAGAATGTCTTGATCTACGGCCTTAACTTGGTCAGCAGTGACTTTTTGGAAATACTGCTTGCGTGATTCAACAATTTCTTCAGGTATCCTTGCCAACACAAGGCCACCAACCCCAATTAACCCCTGATAAGTTCCAGAACGAATTACAGGAAAGTCATGATCACCAAGAGTGTTTTTGATTTCTTCTGCTCTCACAAATTCCCATCCTTCTCTTAGTTTCTTGGACACATTACCTGTATCCTCTTGTCCCATAAATTCTGTCCTTATCCACCTATGCACAAAACCTTTTGGTGCAGGGGGTGCATCTAGACTTGATGGAGGTGCCCAAGGCTTATTCCTTGCTGGTTTAGTTTCTTGTGACACGCGTGAGGTTCTATTTAATTTATCATTCATTTTTTTACTCCTTCACGAATTTTGCGTATTCTTCTAGTGGCACTCCTAATTTTTTGGCAATAGCCACCTGTGAACGAGTGAGTTTCACAGTCCTGCGTCCTTCCTGTTTACGCCCCGCAGAGGCAACAGTTTGAACGGGTTTCTTTTCACTAGCAAACTTATTTGGGAAATAATCCCTCATTTGTTTGTTTATCTCATTGTAATATTCATCAGACTCTGAGTCAAACCCTTGCGCTACTAAATCTTGATGAATCCCAAAAGCGGCATTGGTCATGACTCTATCACTACCAAACCACTCATTTTCTTTTGCCCACTCTTGTGCTCTTGGACTTGCTGGTTGAGCAGGAGTCTCAGCAGGGGCTTGTGTTTCTTGTTTTGGTGTTTCTTCAACTTGTTTCTTCTTTTCTTCTTTTTGTGCAGAATGAATTTTTGCTTTTTCTTTTTCAACAGCTAGTTGTGTAAGCTTATCATTAGCTTCCATAATTTTGTCTGTATCATTGTTTTCAATTGCACTTTTCAAAGCTGTTTTGACTTGTTCTCTTTGTGCATCCACACGAGCTTCAAATTCTTTAAAATAACTATCATCAACTGATGACAATTTTTTATCTGCTGTATCATATTTTTTTTGTAGTCCTTTTGCATAATCAACAGCTGCTTTTTCTCTTCGTTCAGCCTCTCTCATTTTTCGTGTCAATTGATCTATTCTCTTTTGCACATTTTGAGATACTTCTTGAAGATTATCTTCAGTTTCTTTTTTTTCTTCTTGTTGAGGTTTTTCGTCTTCAACAACTTTTGCTTTTGTTTCTTGTTTAATTGGATCTGAATAACCTAAATCAACTTCAACCTTTTCTGGCTTTTCTTCTTTAGGTTTTTCTTCTATAGATACATCTTCTTCTTTAACGTCATCTGTATCTAATTCTACTTTATTTTCTTCTTGCATTTTTACTCCTTAGAATAAAGCGAGGATATCCTCGGGTTTGTTAATAGTTCCAATGATTTCATCATCGTTTAAAATGCGATGCTCACCATATTTTGTTTTAAAACGAGCACCCGCATATCGTCCGTATACTACGAACTGTCCCTCCTTACACCATGGGCCTGTGGGAAATTTCTTATCATCTTTGTAACAAAGATCACCCATCTTAACCACAAAACCCACCACTGTAGTGAGCTGTTGTGTTTCAAGAGTTTTCTCTGTTAAATAAAGACCACCTTTAGTTTTTTGCTTAGGTTGATAAGGTCTGACTAAAAGTCTATATCCTACAGGTTTTGGTAAAAGGTTGAGATATTGTTCCACTTCTTTTTTACCCTTGGGAACTAAGGGTTCGTCATCATCCTTTTCAGGTGTGACTAATTTAGTATTAGGTTTGATCAATGTCATCTATACTATCCTCTCTATTTTGCAGGTCTTTTAGATCCTGAAGCACAGCCTCTAATGCTGCGAGCCTGCCTTTAGCATAGTGTAGTTGATCTACCTTGTCTATACCATAACAAATATGGTCTTTAGTTTTTTGTATTTCTTTTTTAATAAAGTGACGAACTGTCTGTATTGTATCAATATCAAGCATGTCTTAAATGTGACTTTGGTCCTAGTTTTTTTCTATGTGTAAGTCCATTTTTGTTATACCTTCTTTTCTTTCTTTTTACAAATACAACTTCTACTTTATGAAATTTTTTTACCATAATATATCACTGGGTTTTTGTAACCCATCTTTTTATTTTTATGTTTTGGAAATCGTTCACCACTACAATCCTTCAGTGTCAATAGTTTAATCTGTTTCGCCAATCTCTTTTTTCTCCTCTTGGACTCTGTATTTGTTTTTCACATACATGGTCACTGTGTGTGGTTATGACCATATTGTCTTTATCTGTACACGCGTAAAAACATTTTACGGAGTCTTCACCAAAAAAGGGATCAACTCTTTTTTCTTTGTTTAGTCTGCAAGTTACATAATACTGATTTCTTTCATCGTATAGTTGTCCTTTACCAGACCACTTATAATTTTTTGCTAATAATGGATTACAAAGTAAGGGGAGCAAGAATGCTCCCACAATACTATTTTTCAGCACAGGCGTAACTGTTGATCTCAAGACCAACAGAAATTTCTGTAATTATTGGTTTTGACCACATAATTATCTCCATTGTTAGAAGTGCTGGTTGTCATCGTGACCGCAGTCCACTAAGAATATTCTAATTTATTTTTTAATCTTGGCAATACCTTTTAGACCAAAAGA